TGCAGTAGGTGACAACGGTAATATCTTGTCAGGAGGCGCCAATGCCACTGCCTGGACGCAGATCGCCAACTCCAGCACCACTTACTCTGGTGCATTCCGCAACATCATTGCCACAGGACTTGGCGCAGTTCCCTACATTGCCATTGGCGATGAAGGCGCTATCTTTGGTGCCAACAGTGGAGTTTCTTTCTCGGCACGAGCTGCCAATGCCACAGTTAGCACTGCACTGAATGGCATAGCAGTGTTGAATGCATCGGGCACACATTTGGCAGTTGGTGCAGGTGGTATCATGCTGTGGACCAATGATATGTGGAGCACTACCTCCAACGTGTCCAATGCCAGTTTGACCACCAACACATTGAATGCAGTGGCCTACAATAGTGGTACCACTGTTGTGGTTGGCGCATCAGGCACAGTATTGCTCAATACCGCAGGAGCCAGCAACGTGTCGGCCTGGAGTCAGGTCAACACATCCAGTGTTATTCCAACCACCAAGAACTTGGTTGACATTACCTATGCCAGTGGACAGTTTGTGGCCATAGCTGCCACTGGAGAAGTTTATGTATCTACCAACGGCAGCACCTGGACCGCAGGCACAGCATCTGGATTGACCAGCATAACTGCCATTACAGGCGGATATACTGCCAGCACAGCAGTAATTGTGGGTGCCGACGGCGGCGTAGTTGTAGGCAATCCCAATTCTATTTGGACGCCTAACGCACAAGGTGCCACTATCTCTACCTTGGCAGCGGCTATCAATGCTGCTGGTATCACAGGCATTTCAGCCGGGGCAGTCAACAACAGGCTCAATATCTATGGTGGTTACACAGCACAACCTTCAGGCGGTGCCTACGGTACCATCGCACTCAGCGGCGATTCCAGTATGTTGAGTTTGCTGGGTATCACTGCCGGTACATATAATGTACCTGTAACACAGGCAGGACCGCATACCAATCCTCCACGTTGGACCAGTACTTTGACCACCCAGCGTCCTTCGGGATCTATTTGGAACAAGACCACAGCTGTCAACAATGGAACATTGTTGACTGTGAGCAAGTGGAGCACTACTCTGCTACAATTTGTACAGCAGGCCTGCCCCTTGTATATCAGTGACGCAGCTGTTAATAATGCGTTGGATCCCGCAGGCGGCGGTAAGAATATTGCTGCTGGCGCTACCTATGCTCAAATTCATCCCATGGCAGACACCAATGAGTTCACTGTGAACACAACCACCAACACCATAACCAACGGTTTGGTTGGAATGCAGTTGTTCCAGCGTTACGCCGCAGGTGCTACCAATGCACAGGGCGTAGAAGCCAATCCCGACTTTGGCGATTCCACAGATAAGACTTTCTATATCAGTGCCAGCGTCAAAGGATCCAGCTCATATGCTACGCCTGTATTATGTACAGTTGGCGGAACATACAGTGCCGAAGACTTTGTCACAGCCGTATTCAGTTCCAATCTCGACGGCGTCACAGCCGAAGTCAACACACAGGGATACATTGTGCTGTCACATGAATACGGTGGCAGCATCCTGTTGCAAAACGGCAGCAGTACCAGCACCATTGTTGAAATCGCAGGATTTGTACCCAACGACGGCACAGCAACCACCGTAACAGTCAATGCCAAGACCAACAATTATTTTGGCAGCACAGGCTTGGGTGGTGATGGCGATGTTGTTGAACTCAGTAACTGGGTCGATGGCAGCACCTGGGCACTGGGCACAGAAGTTTACTATCAGCCCACAGCACCCGATCGCTTGCCTGACAACGGCACATACTGGTACTACTCAGCAGCTGACCAAGTGGACATCATGATCAAAGATGGTGGCGTTTGGAAAGGCTACTACAATGTCACAGCCGACATCCGTGGTTACAATCTCAGCACAGGACTCAACGAAACAGGTCCTATCATAAGCCCCACTGAGCCCACTACTATCACAGTCAACAGCAGTGAAATCCAACTGACAGATCAAGTGGGTCAGTTGTGGATTGATACCAGCGATCTTGATAACTATCCTATCGTGAAACGATGGGAAGAAGTAGCACCTGGTGATTATCAGTGGGTGTTGATTGACAACGCAGATCAGACCAGCCAAAACGGTATCTTGTTTGCAGATGCGCGTTGGGCTTCCTCAGGCACAGTTGACCCTGTGAACGATCCTATACCCACAATCCAAAGTTTGCTAACCAGCGATTATCTGGATTTGGATGCTCCAGACCCTGATCTATATCCTGAAGGTATCTTGCTTTGGAATATGCGTCGTTCGGGCTTTAACGTCAAAGCCTTTACCACCAACTACTTCACAGCACAAAACTATCCTGATCAGACTCTGCCCACGTATTCATATACCTGGGTCACAGCATCTGGCCTGCGTGACAACGGTGCCATGTATGCCGGTCGCAAAGCACAGCGTGCCTTGATAGTACAGGCTCTGCGTGCTGCCATTGATGTCAGTTCAGAGGCGCGCGAAGATGCACGTATATTCAACTTGTTGGCTTGCCCACAGTATCCAGAGTTGATCCAGAACTTGGTAGTACTCAACAATGATCGCAGCAACACAGCATTTATCATTGGTGACACACCCATGAGATTGCCGGCATTGAGCCAGCCATTACAGGCCTATGCCACCAACGATCTTGCAGGTGCACAGGTACTGCCAGAAGATTATGTAACCACAGGAGATCCTTATGTGGCCACATACTATCCTTCTTGCCAGACCAACAACACCGACGGCACTGTGGTGGTACAACCGCCTAGCCACATGATGTTGCGTACATATGTACGTTCAGACGAAGCCAGCTATCCATGGTTTGCTCCTGCTGGTACACGTCGTGGTGTGGTAGACAACGCTGCACGCATTGGTTATATCAACGCACAAACCGGCGAGTTTACACAAACCAACATGGGCCGCGACTTGCGTGACATCTTGTATGAAAACGCCATCAATCCTATCACGTTTATTCCTGGCACAGGTATCACTGCTTATGGTCAGAAGACACGTTACAATGTGGGATCTGCACTAAACCGTGTGAACGTGGCACGCTTGATTGTTTATCTGCGTACACAGTTGGCCACAGCAGTACAACCATACTTGTTTGAGCCCAACGATGCATTTACACGCAGCCAGGTCTTGGCCACAGTGACAACACTGTTGAATGATTTGGTAGCAAAACGCGGTCTTTATGATTACTTGGCAGTGTGCGATGAATCAAACAACACACCCGAGCGTGTGGATCGCAACGAACTGTATGTTGATATTGCTGTTGAGCCAGTGAAAACAGTTGAATTTATCTACATACCGATCCGTGTCAAGAACACAGGAGAGATAGCAGCAGGAGCATAAAATAAGGGGCGACCCTTATTTTAGCTTCCCAACCCAGGGCTAAATAACAGTAACAGGAGAAATCGAAATGCCACTTTCATCACAGACCGTACAGAGCTTGCAGAACCTAACAGTACCTATCGAAGGTCAAGGTAATCAAGGCCTGTTGATGCCCAAGCTCAAGTACCGTTTCCGTGTACTACTCTACGGCTTTGGTGTTACAACAGCAACCACAGAGTTGACCAAGCAGGTCATTGACTTTGCTAGACCCAGTGTGTCATTTGAAGAAATGACCATACCCATTTACAATTCCACAGTTTATCTGCCAGGAAAACATTCATGGGAAGCCACAACATTGAACGTTCGTGATGATGCTTCGGGTTCGGTAACTAGACTCGTAGGTGAGCAACTGCAGAAACAACTGGATTTCTACGAGCAAGCCAGCGCCACAGCAGGTGTAAACTACAAGTTTTCCATGCAGTGCGAAATACTGGATGGTGGCAACGGCGCTCTCGAGCCAGTGGTATTGGAAACATGGAACTTGCTGGGCTGCTATCTAGCCAGCGCCAACTACAACGATTTAAACTATGGTTCCAGTGAGCCAGTGACCATTTCGTTAAGCATTAGATTTGACAATGCACTGCAAGGCGTTGATCCTACCACCGGCGGCGGCGTTGGTCAGCAGTTGGGCGGAGCAGTCAGTAGGGCCCTTGGTTCAATAACTGGCGCAGGTCAAACTGGCGGCTAATCTAGGAGGGCTTGATGGCCTTCGGTAATGACTTCATAAAAGGGTTCTTGAGCGGGATCACCGGACCTCAGCTCAAGGACTATCAACACGCATCAAAAACATTTGTACCCAACGCATTTGCTTATGCGCCCAAGGTCAAGTTTCTATTCCATTGTGTGTTCAACATCAATGGGCAGATTCCAGGGATCACACAACTGCTGGGCGAAGCCAATACCACTATCAGCAAAACAGTCAAGAGCGTGCAATTGCCCAGTTATCAGTTCCAGGTAGAAGAACTCAATCAGTACAATCGCAAACGCTATGCCAATACCAAGATCAACTACAATCCTGTAAATATAACTTTCCACGACGACAACAGTGATCTAGTGCGTCAGATGTGGTATGCTTACTATCAGTATTACATAAAAGACAGCCAATACAGTTATAACGGCATTCCTGCCAGCAACGGCAGCCCAGGATCAGATCCAACATTTGCAGGATTTAGTTATAACTCAAACGACATCTATGCAGGCGAGCGCCAGATTGGAGACTTTGGCTTGGTAGGCGAAGGACGTGGCTCACCACTGCAGAAACAACCTGGTGCGTCCACCAACTTCTTCAATGACATCACCATCTTTGGATTCAATCAGCACAACTACAGTGCTTACACATTGATAAATCCTGTGATCACAGATTTTGCACATGACACATACGACTATGCCGCCGGCGGCGAAACCATGCAGAATACCATGACCATCAAGTACGAGCTGGTTAAGTACTATTCCGGCGCACTCAACGGGGCTACCAAGGCAGGCGCACCGCCGTTCTTTGGCAGGACCGCTGACTATGATCAAGTTTCCAGCGCAATAACACGACCCGGGGGCAACGCAACCATATTAGGCAAAGGCGGATTGCTGGATGCCGGACAAGGCATACTGAATGACCTGGCAGCAGGCAACCCTATTGGTGCTGTGCTGCAAGGTGTTCGTACATATCAGACATTCAAAGACAAAAGTTTGAAATCCATAGCCAAGCAAGAAGTAACGCAGGTTGGCACCCAGGTCTTGAGCCAAGGGGTCGAAACAGTGATAAGAAATCAAGTGCCAGCCATCAACAAAACTCTAAGCACTTTCTTCCCTACACCGCCCAAGGGCAACAATACCAACACTGTTCCGCAGAATAACACACCTAGAATCAGCGGCGGCAACTAATCCTTAGTTTGGTAAAATACACAAGGTAAATATTCATATGCCTTCAGTGAACAACCCCGACAATGTAAAAGATCGTACCAGTGCTGTGTATCAGCAGTTCAATGCTGCCTACGACGGCATCTATGGCTACGGTGTAGATCAAGATACCTATGATTATACTCTGGGATATTTTGAAAAAACCGCTGACAGCAAAGAAGCCGCAGCGGCGTTCACAGACAATCTTTTTAGGATTGCAGCAAATTTCCAAAGCAACGGTGAAAACATCACTGTTCAAGATCTCTTGCAGCAGATCAACAACAGCCAGGGCATAACCATTGACACGCTAATGGCCTATTGGTTGAATCAGATCCAAAGCACCAGCACACTGTTGGGTACTGTACGCAAGTTCAGCAGTAACTACTACGTGACTAGGACCATACTAGATTGAAATGTCCAAGTTTGCTCAAGGGGAATTTGTACCCCAAAATCCCGACAAGTACGTAGGCCTAGGTCGTCCCAGATATCGCTCAGGCTGGGAATTGAGTTTCATGAACTTCTGCGACAACAACAAAAACATAATCAAGTGGGCCAGCGAAAGCATACGAATTCCCTATCAAAACCCTGTGACAGGCAAGCAAACTGTGTACGTTCCAGACTTTCTTGTGCAATATCTGAACAAGAAAAATCAAATCTGCACCGAAGTGGTGGAAATCAAACCCAAAAAGCAAAGCATCATTGAAAGCAAGGCCAGCAACAGAGAACGCTTGACTGTGGCCATCAACTATGCCAAGTGGGACGCCGCTACCAAATGGTGTCGTAGACAAGGTTTGACTTTTAGGGTAGTCACAGAAGAAGACATATTTTATCAAGGAGGTCGCAGGTGACCAAAAAATTAGAAGAATTGTTTGAATTGCCGCAGGATGAGGAAATCGTGACGGAAACTCCCGCTGTGCAGATCGAATCTGAAGATGTGCCCGTTACTGCCACAGCGTTGGCCAACTTAGAGCGCATAGAGTCGGCCTTGCCTGCTGTCAAGGGCCTGGAAGCAGCCGATACTGAAATTGACGAACTAGTGGGCTTGGCCAAGGAAAGTTACGAAGATCTCATGAATCTGGGTATGCAAGTGGACAGCAGATACGCAAGTGAAATATTTGCTGTGGCTGGTACCATGCTGGGTCACGCTATCACTGCTAAAACAGCCAAAGTTAACAAAAAACTGCGTCAAATCGATCTGCAACTCAAGCACGCCAAACTCAAAGGCGATCAACTGCGGCAATCAGAAGATTCACTCAACGGCCCTACTGCTATACCCACAGCAGAAGGCGTGATTTTAGATCGCAACGAACTCATGCGTAGGCTGAAAGAAGGCGAAGTAAAACATTAAAAACGCTAAATAAATCATAAACTAGGAATGACCTATGAAAAGTTTTAAAGAATACTTAATGGAAGATGCAAGGGAGTTCAGTTACCGCATAAAAATTGCGGGCGAACTGGATACCAAATGCCAAGCAGATATCAAACAACGCCTGGACAAGTACGATGTGGTGTCAATGAGCACAGCTAAAAAAACGCCTATCTTGGCCACACCTTCAGATTTTCCTGGCTTGAAAAACACAGAAATCAACATCATTGATTTCACATTCAAGTATCCTGCCAGCCTAGATGAAATCCAACAGCAGGTTCATCTATGCGGCGTGCCAACTGCCAACATTGTTGTGGTAGACAAAAAATGGGACGACAGCATTGAAAAAGATGCAGAAGGACAGTTGGACACAGAAAAAACCAGCGAAAAAGATTCTTTGTTAATGACCACAGATCTAGGCGCACCCAGTGCCGAGCAAAAAGAACTCAGCAAACGCTACGCCACTAGAGATGCAGCCATGGCAGCAGAAGCAGCCAAAGACGGCGCAAAGTTTGAAGTAGCCGGTGGTAAAACACCCAAAGCAAAAACCACCAATGACTTGCCACAGGACAATACCAGTCCTTTCAGTCGAGTAAGCCGCCCTGCCAAAATGCGTGCGGGCGATATGACCATCAACGTAGGAAAATAATCATGAACATTTACAACGTATTAGACAAACTCAAAGCCATTGCTGAAAAAGATCCTCACTATCGTGATGCGGCCAACAATACTCAAGCATATGGTTTCAAGACTGTGAGCGAAGGTGTACATGGTGAAACCTGCAACGAATGCGGTATGTATGAAAGCCATTGCGAATGTCCTGACGAAGAAGTCATGGAAGGCGACAAGCCGGACTTCTTGGATCTTGACAAAGACGGCAACAAAAAAGAATCCATGAAGAAAGCCGCAGCAGACAAAAAAGAAGTAAAAGAATCTCCCGAACTCAGAGGCATACTCAAGCACGCTGGTATCACCATGATCACACCCTCGGGCACCATGGCCAACCAAGCAGACAATCTGGTAGAAAGCATCAACCGAACAAAATCTATCCTGAACGAAAACTATTCAGGTGGATTGAATCTTACACCTGTGGCTGAAAAGTGGGACACAGAAACTAAAGTAGCACCCAGCGAGAAGGGCAAATACAGTGGCAAGACTGCAGAAGAACTGCGCAAATCTTTGGCAGCACTAAAGAAGTCGGGTCCGCATGAAAAAGGTTCCAAAGAGTACGGACGTATGAAAGAACTTCAGTTTGCTATCCGTGCCAAGACCGGCTGGGGCAAGGTAGACGAAGCAGGCATGGTCACCGATCCACAGAGCAATGATGAAATGGGAGCCTATGATCCTCCTCTAGGTGAGGCCAATGTCAATATGCCCGACACCGGCGATGACGGTCGTAACGCAGCAGGAGTCACACTTGGCGAAGAAGAAAAGACTCACAAAGGTGGCACTGTTACAAAAACAGCCACGGGCATCAAACACAAGGCCAAAGAGATAGACTGGGAAAATGACAAAGACGATGACGAAGAGTCAGATGAGCAACGTGGCCGCGGTCGTCCCAAGAAGAAAGAATCTGAAAAAACTTCTGCAAGTTTGCCCTGGGGCGGCAAAGCTCCCAAAGCCAGCCTGTACAAACTGCCCAAGCACAAAGGCACAACCTGGGGCATGAAAGGCGGAGAAAAATTTAGTCGTGCAGTCAACGAAGGCATTGCGGCTGCCAACATGATGATAGCGGAATCGTATCCTTCGTGGAAACGAGAAATTCGTGCAGCTTATCCTGGTGTTGCGTTCAATGGCAATGCTGTTAAATGTCAGGCCCTGGTCGAAGGTGTTGAAGTTGCTGCCTTTGCTGCTCCTATGACAGAAAAAGCACCTCCGGGTGACAAGTATGAGCGCATGGTCAAGCATATCAAACAAGGCTATGCTAAAGATGGCAAACTAACACCACAAGAAAAATCCATCGCTTATGCCACAGCATGGAAAAAGAAAAATGCAGACATGGACGAAGGTATCCTGTCGGGCAAAGACTTACCTTGGCAAGAGCCCGGTGACCCCGAATTGACCAAAACCATGACACAGGATTACAAGAAAGACATCAAAGATCCCGGTCAGCGTGTGCTACAACGAGCCAAAGACATGGCACTTGAGTTGCCGGTGAAAGAAGCAGATCTCGACGAAGTCAGCAAAGGCGAATATCTTAAACAGCAGGATGCAGCCGCTGAAAAATCTGGCAAAGATACATTCAAAGCCTTCGGTCAGGATTTCAGTACCAAAGAAATTGACGAAACCATTGCTGTGTTGGAGCGTATGAAAGCATTGGCTGGTATGCCAGTCAAGGAAGAAAGTGATGCCGAAAAAGACGACAAAGCAGAAAAGGCTGCTGAAAAAGTAGCCAAGGATGTGGAGTACGACGACAAACGTGATCACGACAAAACCGATGCTGAAAAGCGCGACGAAGACGCAGAAGAAGATGGCGAAGAAGTCAAGAAAGACATCGAGTACGACGACAAAAAAGATAGCAAAGAAAAAGACGAGGACAAAGACGACAAAGAAGAAAAGGTCGACGAAGCCGAAGAATCCAAATCTTCCGGCGGCTACTATGGCAAAGGTGTCTACGAATCTTTTGAAAGCCAATTCCAACAAATGGTAGCAGAAGACATCACAGTCAGCACCAATCAAAGCAGCGCAGGCGACGACACAGTCACAGTCACAGCCACGCAAGACGATGCACAGAGTTTGGTTGAACTGCTGAAAATGGCTGGTATGGGTCGCGAGATGTATCAAAAATATGATCCCAGCACCTGTGCCGAGGAAGCAGTCACTGAAGAAAATTCCGGCAACACAGCAGACGCCACAGAATACGGCGATGTTGATGAGTTGGTGAATCGACTCAGTGGTGGTCTCAACGGCATGAAACTGCAGTATGCCAAAGGCTACAAAGGCGACAATGATATTACCACGCTCAAAGGACAAGCAGGATAATGCGCACGCTCAAAGAATATCTTGTCGAAGCCGAAGACTATCTCACCAAACCAGCAGTAGGTGATGTATTTGAAATTGAAATCGCTCGCGATGAAATGTTGATCTCCGGTTACATCACCGAATGTGTCAATGATGGTATCGTCATTGAGTTGGATGATCGTGGTGTAGCACTGTTGGAAGGCTATGGTTATGTAGCCGAAGCAAAATCCGCATTGGATAAAATTGATTCAAGATTCAAATCTCTGTCGGGGCGTTCCATGGCGGACGCTGCTCGAGAATACGGTGCCGAAGCAGAAAGACTTCAAAAAGAAATTGACGCACAGCAGGCAGAAATCGATCGCCGAGCAAACAAAGACATTCCTTTCACACCCGACGAAAAAATCACAGACAAAGATCAATTTGGCAATGTTATTAAACATAAAGCAAGGCATCTTGCACGTAAAGGCCTATCCCGGGCAGCGATACAAAAGGAAGATCTCACAGCCGATCAAGAAGGCA